GATGATCGCCCCGACCTGTCCTCATCGCCATGAAGTACTCTTGTTCCAACCTCTCCACTTCCGTGTGTATAGAGCCAGACTCCTTTTCTTCGATTGGCGTCGGTAACGGTGTCCCATCGTGCTGTGCCAGGATAAATGATGTTCCCGAAGGACTGTTCGGAGTGGATGTGTCCTGAGATGACGTGTATAAAGCGTTCACTCCACTCGGCGGCGGGGATTCCATCTGGAGCGTAGATTCCGCTCTCATACTTGGAACCTTCGATGGTTTGGTGGCAAATAAGGACTTTAACTCCTCCATCTGCGAGTACATTAGCGCTAGCAATAAATTCAACACTACTATGAGTATAGGGTACATAGCCGAAAACTCCCATTTGGGTAGGTTTTTCCACTATAATCAAGTTTTTCTTGTTCATCAAGGCAAAAACGCTGAGAGCGGAGAAGGTAGAATTGTAATCGCCAGACTGATCGTGGTTTCCGACCAATACGACCGTCTCGCACGTCGCCGCAAGCAAATCTAGAGCCCACGTCCAAAATTCAATGACTTCTAGCCTGATGACGTTGTGGGTATGAAAAAGATCTCCGAGAACCTCAATACGGTCCACATTATGGAGCTTTGCCTGCTCGACCACGAAAAGGACGAGGGCTTTCATTTCGTCGAGACTGCCCACTTTCGCGTGCGGATCTCCAACTCTTAAAATCTTCATGCTGCTGGGGCCGTAGGAGGGCTGAGGAATTCAACATGGGCCATGTCGGCTATGATGAATTGACCTTGGAGGAAATCGCACTCAAGAATCTTCTGAGCCCACGGGGCAGTGTGAAGCGTTTCTTCCTTGATGTAGGCTGTAGAACCCTTGGGAACAAAGGTGCCATCTGACAGCTTGGCGTCCATAAGGACGATCAGCCCTTTAACTATGACTTTCTGCTGAATCGATGCGAAGCCATTGCTCACATGGGTCTTTAGCCCCTCTTTTCTGTAAGCTTCCACGATCAGCTTGTTGAAACTTCTGGACGTTTCCAGAGGAAACAGACCATCATCGACTGACACGTCACCTACAGTTGTTTTCATATCTTGATACCCTTTAGTTTCAAAACTTTCCTATGCAGAAGGGGCAATCCTTTGGCGAGCCAAAGCATTTCCTCCGTCGTTTCTCTTTCCGCATACGCATCTTCAACGTTCTTATTAGAGTCCTCGGTGTAATCGTATACCCCGAATCCTTCACCATTCACCGTAGCATCGGCTGAAACCGTGCTGGCGGCATTCATCAGGGCGTTCAACTCGCTCGTATCCAGATTCGTCTTGGGAACCGTCTTTCCCTCAAGCTCATCTGCGATGAAAGCCTTATTAACCGCCTCTGTCAATTCGCCAATCTCGTCAATGCCCCTGCGGCCACGAATGGTGTGGGCTTTGTACAAGATACGTTTGTCTGATGGGTAAAAGTGTAACATGGTTTCGCTGTACGAGTCAATCATATTGCCAACCATTCTTCCGATACACACTGAGCGGAAAACGGGCGAATACTTACCACACCACTTGTCGATGCCAGCCGCGAGACCCATAGAGCAAATGCCAATGAAATCCATCAGGGTGAGGTGACTCTTAGGAGTCTTCCTGTAGAATAGCTTGGCGCGATTAATGGCCAAAGGCATGTTGTTTTCGATCAGTCTCGTTCTGGCCATGTGGACGCGCTGGAAGAGCTGTTCGGCGCGTTTTGGAAAGGGTCCTAGCCACGACTGCCTGATGAATTTGATGAATTGGTAATTGATATCAAAGGTTTTGAGACTTTCCAGTCCCTTCGATCTCGCTTCCGAGGAGCGATCCTTGGGATCTAGCCCCTCAGCCGCTTTGATGGCCGGTGTGATCTTTTTACTAAAAATGACAGCCGTTTCCCTGAAGTAAGGACGGGCGCTCAGAATGTTCTTGTTCTGCACGCACACCTTTTGGAGGAATTTTCTATATATATCCGTAGCTTGTCTGTACTTTAGGATGGTTTCCTTGAACTTCCTTTCGGCATCAAGTAACTCTTCCACCTGCTCTTGTTGGATCGTTCCATCTTTGTTTCTTTCGAGCGCACGCGTTACTTCGCCCGCAAGGCGATAGAAACTGTCATCGAATGATTCGTACTTTCTCTGCTTCATAACCCATATATATCATGGGATTACTTTCTGAGAGGAATATACTTGATTTCCGATCCAGAGTCGCTATAATGGCCGACCCGATCTTCCAACTGCCTAGCCTGTATGAACACTTCCGACACAAGGAAGTCCCAGATGACGGCCTTAAGCTTTTCCACGCACTTGGCCGCCCAGGGGTTCGCCTTGCCAAGTCTTACACTTCGCCCCACGGCACCCTGCTTGGTTTTGATCTCGCTCGTACCGCCCTGCCAATTGAACGTGTTGTGGGTAGGATAGATGTTCGTGCCAGTGGAAATGCAGGCTGTGCCAATGAGAACCATGGCTTCTGCCTTGTTGAATTTCTCAATGCTTTCTCTACGGTCCACTTTGGAGATGCCCACTTCGGCAAGGCGTTTCGCATTCTTCTCAGAGTGCGCGTATGCTGTCGGTATGTTGTCGGCCTCCAAAAGCTTGGAAAGAGCCGCAACTTGACCTAATTCTTCAACAAGAACAAGCGTTTGTCGTCGGTTTACTCTCGCCTCTGCGGCGGCAAATTTGGCAATAAAAGCGCATATGTTGGAATTCCTGAGAAAGTGAACCCTCTTCATGTCGATGGCGTCTGCCGTCGCGTAATTCGGATTAGTTGACTCAATCTCTACAATTCTGTACTCGTGGGGGCAAATGTAACCCTTGCGGACGGCTTCCTCGGTACTCAATGTGCAAACCGTCTTACCAATGATGCTCTGAAGGAGTTTTTTAGCGCCGTCACCACGCGTTTGCGTTCCGCTGAAGAAGAAACGGTAGGGCACTTTTGCAAGAACGCCGTGGCAGATCTTTTCGAGAGTTTCTGCACCCCAAGTATGTGATTCATCTGCGCAAAACATTTGAACGTTGGAAAAGAATTCCCACTCGGGCGTGTTGGGCTCTATGTTTGCGATCGAATCGTCGATACAGATGGTAAATCTTTTACCAAGAACCTTCTTGCCATCACCAAAGGCGCCCACGTAGGCGCGTCCAAAGTGGTGCTCGAACTTTTCCAACAATTCCAAGAAGATAGGTTGGGAAGGTGCGATGATGGCCGTAGAGAATCCCGTTTCTCTGCAAATCTTCAATATGATCGCTGACTTACCCGATCCCGTACACAGTTCTACGTTTGCCGGTCCATTGACGGCTTCTGCGAGGAGGGCTTGCCAGCTGATCTCTTGGTAATCGTACAGCTCAAAGGGTAGCGGCTTTGCCCACGGGACCTTCTTTGGAACGGGAAGGGTGACGGATGAGCTTACCGAGAAATTCAGGTCGTTAAGATGTGTAATCGATCCTGGTCGAATGTAATATGGGGGCTTGGAGGGATCTGAGTAAAAAGATGGAAAGAGGAGGCAATGATGCACGTCTTTCTTCAACTCTTCCAGCGTGATCTTCCACGCGGCCTCGTTTTTACTACGCAGCCATTTATTGGCAAAATGGCGCTTCACTTGGTGTTGCGCAGCCGTATTCGTATAGCTGAGCTGTTCGGTCAAGCTCGCGATTTCTTCCAGCGACGCATCCTCCACGAGGGCCATCGTAGGACTCACCATATTGAAGTTCATCTACCTACAATATCAGATCGCTGAACGGAATACAATTGTGATATATGGGGTTAGGAGAAAACTTCATGTCGCATCGCAAAGCTAAAACGGCCCCCAAGATTTTCGAAATTGATCAGGAAACTCTTCAAAGGAAAGTTCTGAAGACTATGTACAGGGTCAGCGAGGCCGTTGGTAAAACCATGGGTCCTGGTGGGCGCAATATCCTTCTGGAAAGCGACTTTCCTGGCATGCCCAATAAGAATACCAAAGACGGTGTGACGGTTTTCAAGAGCCTTGGCGCCGTAGATCCCTATGAGCACCTGATCATTGAGCAAGCTCGTGACGTTGCTCAGCGGACTGCCACGGAGGCAGGAGATGGTACTACGACGGCTACAGTGCTCTCTTACAGTATTATCCAACACCTATTTGACTTCTGCGAGAAGAATCCAAAATACAGCCCCCAAAAGGCTGCTCGAAGGATCTCCAAGGTCACCGACACGATTTTGCTCCCTTATATTGCTTCGCGTTCCATCAAGATCGGCGAAGAAAATCAAGGCATGCTCAAAATGGTTGCCACCATCTCCGCCAACGGAGATTCGGATATGGCCGATGCCGTAATTAAGGCATTCGAAGAAATCGGTTACGGGGATGCGTCCCACGTCACGATTCGAGAACTGAGCGGCAAGAAGGCATACAAGGTCGAACGCATCGACGGATTCCCCATCCCTATGGGATTCGAAGAGTCCATCGGTAAGCTCCATGTTGCCTTCATCAACGACCAGGCAAATCAACGCTGCTACTTGGAAAAGCCCCTCTTCCTTCTGTACGATGGAAACATCAACGATCTCGTGATGATCAACCCTCTTTTGGCCGCCATCGGCCAGAAGTTCATGAACGGTGAAGCGGAATTCAAGAATATCGTGATTTTTTCGCACGGTTTCAGCGAAAACGTGTTGACTGCGCTCGCCTACAATTTCTCTGATCCCAACACGATCAACGTCATGCCAATGATCACCCCTATGACCCAATTCGTCAACAGCCAGAGCCATTTCCTTTACGATTTGGCCGCTTTCACGGGTGCTAAGGTCTTTGGTCTCAAACATCAGGTCGGCAAGGCTACGCCAGACGATCTGGGTCGTGGTATGGAAAGCTTCGAGGCTTCCCGTTTCCGCTCTACTGTGGTAGGCGATCCCGATCCTACCAATGTGGAAGTGCGTGCCGACGATCTCAAGACGATGAAAACTAATGCGGAGAGCGAAGCAGAAAAGCTTTGGCTTGAAGAGCGTATCGGCAAAATCACCAACGGTATTGCGAAGCTCACCATCTATGGCGGTTCTAACGGAGAACTCAAAGAGGCTCACGACCGTTGCGAAGACGCCGTTTGCGCGGTTCGCAGCGCGATCGGTTTCGGCGCTCTTCCTGGCGGTTGCCGCTTGGCGATCGATATGGCGATAAAACTGACTACTGAACTCGAAGAAGGCGATCCTGCGCGCGAAGTTCTCGTGCCAGCCCTTTTGAGCCTTCCCAACAAGCTTCTGCACAATGCTGGTTCGAACAAAGCAGACATCGAAGTAATCATGGACAGACTGGTTCGTGACGAAAGCGTAGTCTACGACATCGAAAACGATAAGTTCGGCACGGCTGAAGAGCTGGGCCTTTTTGATGCCACGAAGGCCGTCAGCGAATCCCTGAGTAACGCGGTCAGCATTTCCTGCATTCTGGGTACCATGGGCGGCATCGTTTGCCACCCTCGCGACGATACCTTTGAACGTTCTGAGGCCCGTGCGGACTCCGAGTACATGAAGGCGGTCGATAATCCCAACCAGTTCACAAATGAGGCGAACGAACGAGCATGAGTATTTTAAATGGCGATGATGGTTACGATCAAGAAGAATCATTTCACGATGGCAATGGGGCGGAAGCTGCGATGACGCATGAAGAGTTGGTTGCCCTTCTGACTAGTGAACGCGACTTCTATATGGAAGAGTCGAAAAAAGACAAGATGCACTGATTGCCTTTGTGGCCTATTGCAAACAAAAGGGTATGGACCCTTTCAAGGACGACGCTGCCCCTATCGCTAAGCCGATTCGTGAAATGAGTCGAGAAGAACTTAGGATTAGGAACGAGGAAGCTACGAGACGCATAGAGCTTAACAGGCACGTCAAATCTCCAGATCAAATCCCGATGCCTACGGTCGAAGAGCAGAGCAAACTTTATAAAGAAAATCCACAAGTTACGTTGTTTATGGAACTCATGGAAAAGAGCAAAACGGCTCAAAAAGCTGCTCCAGCTCCCAAGAAGCCTTGGTGGAGCTTCCTTTTCGCCAGCTGTAGTGACCCGCACGATCCTTATACGCGATAATCTTAATGATTATGAAGGCTTATGAATAGTAATTTCGCCGCGCTTTCCAACGAGGAAAAGCTAGCATACGCAGAGGTCATGTTTCGACCCCTCCAGTCGGCCCAAGAGCTGAAAGACTGGGTACTGTCCTTTTTGGGCTTGGACATGCCGTTTGGTCATATTGACCCAGACAGCAATTCGAGTCCCATCGAGGCCATGTGGACTATCTACGACACGATTCGAAGTAACACGGGTGAGGAAAACCCAGGTTACATCATGCTTTCAGCGCGCGAAGGTTACAAGACACTTTCGGCCTCCATTCTCGAAGTTCTCTTGATGATCCACTTCCAGATGACGATCGCCCACATGGCGGCCATCAAAGATCAATCTGCGAAATCGGTCAAATACATCAATTACTTCTTTGCAAAGATCGAACCCCTTCTGGAAGTTAGGGGATGGGAAAATAAAAGCCAAAACAAGATGATGATCGAATGGCGCTCGCCTGAAGGCGAAGACGTTTACATTCAGATCGTCGTCGCTACCATGTCTGGTGCCAACTCGGCTCACACGAATCTCATGTTCATCGATGAGATCGACGTTGTGAAAGATCCCGCAGCGTACGAGGAAGCCAAGTTGATTCCTGGTTACGCCAAGGGCATCCATCCCGTCACTGTCAAGCTCTCTACACGTAAATTCGCCTTCGGGTTGATGCAGCAGGAAATCGACAAGGCACAAGATCCCGTCGATCCCTCTGGCGACAAAATTCTCCGCTGGAACATCATGGATGTGGCTGAAAGATGCCCAGAAACCAGGCACAAACCAGAACTTCCCAGGGAAGACAGGTATGTCGCAAAGGGTATTCCGCTCAGGCAGTGCAGCGCGGAAGAATTTGGCAAAATGCCTCCTATCGAACAGGGCAAGTGGGAAAAGGTAGAAAATGCTTTTGGGGGCTGCAAGACGTGCAAATTGCTGCCAGTCTGTAAGACTCGTTTGGCCAAAAGACCCGTGACTGACGTGAAGGGGCTCTACAAACCTGTCGGCGCCGTCATTAACACTTTCAGAAAGACTGATCCAGACCGTGCAGAAGCCCAGCTGATGTGCTGGAAGCCTTCCAGTAAGGGCATGGTCTATCCTCGCTTCGAGGCCACTATCGACACGGGGAACGTTATCAGCCTCGAAAAGGCATGGGAGACTCTGGTCGGCGAACGCTCCAGGAAGTCCCATCTTACCGACATAGACCTTCTCTTCAAAATGCAGACTCTCGGCATTCGCTTCTTCGCAGGCGTTGACTGGGGTTACACGCATGATTTCGTTATCGTTATCTTTGCCCTGATGCCCAACGGCGACATTTGGATCGTGGATTGCTACTCGCAGGACGGCCTGGAGTTCTCCGACTGCTTGGCCATGGCGATCACCTACCGCGACAAGTACAACGTGGAACGTTGGTTTTGTGACCAAGCGCAGCCCGCCTTCATCAAGTCCTTCAACAAGAACCACATGAAGAGCCCAGAGTTCACCAAAGACGTGATGGGCGGCATCGAAGCCCTTCGTAGCAAAATCGTGGATTCCATGGGGCGTCGCTTCCTGAAAGTTCTGAACGTTGACCCCTGTAAGAAAGTCACCCTGGCTTTCCTCAAGCACCATTTCAAGCTTGGCCCAGACGGCAAGCCGACCCTCGAACCCGATGATACCCCAGGAACAGCCGACCAAGCGGACGCCATGCGGTACGTAGCTCAGTGTCTATTCCCCGTTAAAGGCCCTCAGAAGCCTTTGGTCGAGCAGGTAGGGGCAGACGGCCAACCAATCGATCCGAACACCAAGGAAGCCCGCGCTGCGGCTGAGAAGGCGTCCCAGCATCAACAGCAGATGAAGGATGAAATCTCTAGACGTTTAGGGGGCGACCAGCCTACAATTGGGAATGGACGCAAAGGTGGATTTTATTACAGCGGCTGAGCTATAATCTTGTAACTATGAAAGGATTTATATACAAGGTAACAAATAGCAAAAACGATAAGGTCTACGTAGGCCAAACATCCAGGACCGTCAAGGACCGCTGGGAGCAACATTCTTTTCCAAGTTCTAAGGGCAGCCTCCTAAAAAATGCAATTTTAGAAATAGGCTTAGAGTTTTTCAGTGTCACTCAATTGGCGATAGTTTCAGCTAATACCAAAGAAGAACTGTCGGACAAACTCTGTACGGCAGAGAAGAAATACATTAAAGAAAACAATAGTATATATCCACATGGCTACAATGTTTTGATGGGCGGAAAGCATGCTAAACATAGCCCTGAAACTATAGAAAAGATGTCTGCCGCTAAACGCGGTAAGCTTCGCCCAGACATGCTGAAACACATGGACAAAATCCATGAAAAATGCAAAAAGCCAATCAAATGCAACGAAACGGGCCAAGTATGGGAATCCGTTAAAGATTGCGCAAAATCGTTTGATGTTGAGCCTAAGCAAATTTGTAGAGTATTGAAAGGTCAGAGAAAAAGACTGAAGTGGCAATTTACCTTCTCGTACCTCCCGCAATCTTAACCGAAAGCTAGGCTCAAGAGGTATGAAATGCCAAAACTGAATTTTCTTGTCTTTCTCAACAGTTACTCCGATACGGACTCTTCTAACAACCCAAGTTTGAATAATTTCAAATGGAACAGGGAAGTTAACGGTCTTTTTGTCAACAATCCCTTGAGCCAAGCTTTCTCCCTTGCACCTGGAGAAACTAAGACATTGTTCAATGGTACCCGTACGTTAACTCAAGATGGGACCACGCAGTATTCTCTCACCCAGGTTCCCCTTTCCACCCAAACCTACCAGCTCAACTTTACTGGTGGGACGAATCCTACCTTCAGAACGGGTAGAACGACTGGCGCAGACGCCAGCACTCAGGTGTTCGTTACTCAGAACGGCCCGCTCCTTACCTTTTCCGCCCCCGCAATCTCTGCCTTAGCAGCTCACTTTGTTGGTCAAGTCTTCGGAATGACTACAAATATTACGATTACTGCCAACAACCTTGGCGTCGGCGGGAACTCAATTTTGCTAACGGGAAATGGCACTTCGTCGGTCTCTACTTTGATCGCCGCATGGAATACGGCAAACCCTTCAAACCAAGCAACCCTTTCTGCTGGCGACGGCACTCAAGTCCCTTCACTGGGTGCCACTATCATGTTATCTGGTGGCGTCAACCCTGCCACAGCCTTCAACCTAATCTCAGGCGGCGTCGTGGTCGGAGACAGCGTGTTGATAGGCAACCTTTTCAGTCCACTAAATCAAGGTATTTACACGATTGTATCCTTGACCGCAACTAGCTTCACGGTAATCAGTGATAACGGTATTCCAGAAGGTCCGATTCTTCTCGGCGTCAACTTTGCCTCTCAGGTCAACGTTTACGGTTCCGTGGGCGTTCAGGTGGGCGATACTCTAGCTATTTTTGGTGGCTTCTCCCCTGTAACGCAGGGTAGTTATGTGATTACCGGCGTAACTTCGACGTACATCCAGTTTTATACTACCGCCATTCTGCCCGTAGAGGGTCCGATCACTACGGAAGACATCGCAGTTTATTCAGCCGCAAAATCATTCATTTACATGGAAGCAGACCAGAACTGTGAGGTTACTTTGAATGGAACTAACATTTCCAACATAAACCCTCTCGTTATTAACAACTCGACGAGACCTGGCGTGCTGATGAATAGTTCCACGATTTACACGATAACGGTAACGAATAATAGCATCACTCCCGCGAATCTCTACATGGCTTCCGCCGAATACCTACCTACTCCCTAACGTTGTGATATAAGGCATATATGAGCGAACAAGTAAACACTCAAAAGCAGGCAATCGCGGATACGATCTCAAAAGCCTCTAACAAGATGGTTTTTGCATTGAGTCAAGATGCAGGCGAGGCCATGGAAAAGGCTGGCTATAAGCAGGAAGATCCAGCGTCCCCGCTTAGGTATGCCATTCATCAAGCTAGCGGCTCGGCGGCTAAGAATGCGCCGCGCCTGGCTTTCACTGAAAACCCTGCTCCATCGGACAATTACCTTGGCCTGTTCAAATCCAAGCGTCGCCTCCTTCCCGATGAAGTCCTGAAGCAAATCCGCATCCAAGATCACTTGGTTGCTGCGATTCTGCGCGCTCGCGGTTCCATGATGAGCCTTTTCGGCCATCTCAAGAAGGACCGATTCGACATTGGCGTGGAAGTTGCCCTCAAGAAAGAATTCTACGACATCCTCACGCCCGAACAGTATGAAAAATCCATGGCGAGGATGAAGCGATTCGAAGCCCTCCTGCTGCATTGCGGCCATACTGCTGGAATAGAGCATCAGGACAAGATGACTCTAGCGCAGTTCATTGACATCCAAGCTCAAAACGGCTTAGGTTTTGGTAGGTTCGCTACGGAAATTATCTATGATCGTTCCGTCGATCCAGACGAGGATGGTAACTATCCCTTCCATCGTTTCCGTCCAATTGACGTGGCAACGATCTACCGTGCCGTCCGTAAGGGCGAGTACGTGGGCAACAACCTGCGAGAAATCGCAATGCGTATGCTGGAAAGTCTGACTGGCGAGAAGCCAAACATCAACCTGCAAAGGCTGAAGGAAGACAAGTACGCGTGGTTACAAGTCATTGACGGAACTCCTCGCCAAGCGTTCACGCACGAAGAAATGCTGGTCTTCAATCTCTTCCCATGTACGGACATCGAGATGAACGGCTACCCCGTATCCCCACTGGATACGATCGTCTCCAGCGTTACGACTCATATTTCGATCGACGCGTACAAAAAGCTCTACTTCCAAAATGGCCGTGCCACGAAGGGCATGTTGGTCATCAAATCGGACGAAGTTGACCAATCCGTCATGGATGGGATCAAGCTTCAATTCAACGCCTCTATCAACAACGTTGCGAACTCTTTCAGAACGCCTATTTTCGGGATGGGACAAAAAGATGCGGTCGAGTGGCTCGCCTTTGACGGCGAAGGTCTCCATGATGGGGATTTTCAGTTCATGTATGATCAGATTGCTCGCAATATCATGTCTGCTTTTAGCATGTCTCCTGATGAGTTGCCTGGGTATTCTCATCTCAGTAAAGGTACGAATTCTCAAACGTTGTCTGAAAGCAATAATGAATTCAAACTCACTGCTGCTCGCGATACTGGCCTCCGTCCTCTGATTCTCAAATTCCAGACTTTCTTCAATGAAATTCTGTTCCCCATCATCGACCCCCTTCTGGCCAAGATTTGCGAAGTCAAGTTCAACGGCCTGGACGCTCAGTCGAAAGAGCAGGAAAGCACTCGTCTCCAGCAGGACATGCCTACGTTCATGCATATGAACGATGTCCTTAAGGAAGTCGATAAGGACCCCATCGGCAAGCATATGGGCGGCGAGTTCATTTTCAATGAACGTTGGCAGCTGGTCATCGATAAGTACAAGAATGTCGGCGAGATCATGGGTGAGATTCTCGGCGACAATGCCGCTCTCGTAGACCCCTTGCTACGCTACAAGCGTGACCCCTTCCACTTGCAATGGCTCCAGCTGATGGCTGAAGTCAGTCCAATGACCGTCCAAGCCTATTTGGCGCCAAGGCCCTTTGCCTTTGAGCAGCTCAAAATGTGCATCACCGATTCCCTAGAAGAGGATAATTAATATGAGCGCAGAGATCAATTACAAAAACAAGTACATGGAACTCCGTTCCAAGTATCTCAATGACGTAGACGTTGCGTTCCGCCTCGGCTTCGAGCAGGGTGGTATGCAGGCTCAGCAAGATCAGATGGCTCAAGAGCAACAGCAGGCGCAGGAAATGCAGCAGGCAGCCGCTCAAGGTGCCGCTCAACCTGGCGGCGCACCCGGTGGTCCTCCTGGCGGTGATCCAGGAATGGATCAAAGTGGCGCCCCTGCCCCTGAAACGGGGTCTGAGCACCCAGAAGGTTCGGAACTGGATCAGCATATCGCGAAGCTGGAAAGCATGATCGCCAAGGCCGAAGCCTGTGGTCCAGACGAGATAAAGAAGACCGTTGAAGGATTCCAAGACATTGGCAGCGACCTTCGCAAGCTTCAGAAGAGTTGGAAAGAACAGTCGGATCTGCGTAAGTCTCAGAATGCCATTAAGGGTATCGTCAAGGCGCTTCACAAGCCAGCATTTAAGATGAGTAAGCAAGCCTCTATCAATCTCAACGACACCGCCAAACAGGCCGTCTCGATGCAGCACAAGATCGTTAGCGACGTTATGGCGAAGATGGAAGCGGAAGAGAAAAGGGCTACTAACAGCGTAGAGAGCATCCTAGCGGGTATTCCAAAGGCATAAAGTGGACAACTTGATCAGGGGCGAATACGACAAGTTGACGCCCTTCAGAAAAGCAAAGTTCAACGAACTGGTAGCGTGGCAATCCTCTACTCACAAGGGTGGTGCGATTCCGCTAGACCAAGGTGCCTACTTCAAAATTTTAGATTGGGTCAACAAACTGCCAGAAAATGACCCCGAGCCTCCTATCGAAAAACCGGAGGAGTAAAATGATCGGCCTATCCTCCAAAATCAAAAGCGCGTTGAATTTGACCATCGAAGATATTTTCGACAATATCGCCTTGTCGTTCATTGGCAACATACCAAAGCTCAGAGAGAAAAAGAGGCTCGTCATTTCCAGTCAGCCAAACCTTGGCCTGGCGCACCTTTTTATTCAGGCGATGGGAAACAGGACACCGAATCCCATCGAGCAGGACGTGCTACAAAGCCTTCTGGAAAGCTCTTACGGGTATATCGACGCGCTCAAAAACAAGACCAAATCGAACATCACGGAGCGCATTGACGGCCTGTCTCATGAAGCTGGTCTTCGAGGGGTAGGTATGAGGCCAGAAGATGTGCGTGCGGCCATCTCGGAAGAGCTATTTAAGGCCAAATCACACATGCAGGCTATAGCCGAGTCTGAGAGTACCAAGATGCGTAACCTGGGCACCATGATGGACATTTCGCGCGTGGCTGGTGGCATAGGCGACTCAGATCCGACCGTTTTCTTCGTAGTGATCAAAGATCAAACCACTTGCAAAGAGTGCATTAGGCTACATCTTATGCCAGATCACAGCACGCCTAGGCTTTGGAAGTTCTCGGAACTTAAACAGGGGTACCACAGGCGCGGAGAGGACATGGCGTCTGCCTTCGGCCTCCACCCACACTGCCGCTGCACTCTGACCTACCTATCGAAGGGATTCGGCTTCAACGAGAATGGCTATGTCACCTATGTAGGTGAGGGCCACGACGCTTACTCGCGCCAAAAGAAATAATCAGCTAACGATATTGACCACGTTTTTGTAGAACTCGGGTTCCTCTATTTCTTTCATGGAGCCATCGCTTTCTTGCAAAAACCACACACGTTTCCCTTTAAAAAGATCCCACCCAAAGACTCGCTCTTCGATCAAAGCACCTTCGTACCACCCCGCTTCGTCACAGAACGAAAGGTGATTCCTAGCTTCTTGTTCAGTCTTCCAAAGATGTTGCAAATGCATGCGCTCAAAGCCGAACTCTCGTCCCCTTTTGGCAAACTTGAAAAATGCGGTTAAGTAGATTTTTTCCATAAAATTGGTCTGGGGAGCCATTGCGTCACAGTGGCATTTACTTTTCGTACTCCAGGCGCTCAGGTTATCCTAGGTTCCTTTCGCTGCCTATCTTTCCTACTCGGTCGCGGGCTTACCCCGCTGTGTCTACGACCTTTTCACCATCCCCAGAAATTTGGTAGCGGAGGCAGGACTTGCACCTGCATCGGTCGAGGTTATGAGTCTCGTCTGGCACTTCTTCCAGTCACTCCGCTACAAAACTATCTCATAAGACCGCATTTTTTGCAATAGGAAGTTTCAAACCACTTCCCAGACATGTCGTGGCGGCAAGTCAAATTCTTCCAAATCCTTTTGAAACCACGGTAACGCACTGGACCTTGGTACGTTACTACAGACATAGTAACGTCTAGATCCTCCACCACGAGTGGAGCGCCCCCAACCAAATTTGCCTGATCGGTCTTGTTCTCGCTCATTCGTAATCTCGGATTGCAACCCCAACAGGAAAGCGTGGTACTCCATTAGCTCCCGTGAGGCCCTGGAACTTGACAGTAAGCTGCTTTCCTTTCCAGAGCTTGTGATTCTCAAAATATTCTTTGAGCCTAGTTGTTTCTCCAGACATTTTAGCAAGAAACTCTTTCCCATCCTTCGTCCTGCACATAAAAGCACCAACGTGTCCTTGGAGCTTGCCGCGTCCTTCATCAATTCCAGTAATTTCGAATTCTGCATCATCAAATTCCTTAATCTTTTGAAGGTCATATGAGCGCTTATTCACGTATAGGCCAGCTGCATTGCGGATCATGGCACCTTCGTAACCCTGTTCGCGCCACGTATTGAACCAGTCGGTTGCCTCGGATTCATCGTTGACCTGAACGGTCTCTACCTTGATGATCTCATTGTTGGGAAACCAGCTGCTTTTCATGTAGCGTAGCTTTGTGGCCCGCTTTGCGAAGGTCTCGTCGGACGGCAGATCGTATACGTGATACTGAACAACCTCATGGCCTGGCTGAGGAGTTTCCTGGCGCACAAAGGATACAATCTTCTCGAAATCCTTCTTGAATTCGTGGTTATAAAGTTCTCCATCTAGCACGATATCCTCTTTGAAAGCCTTCTCGATTGCCGCCGAAATGTGAGGTACGCCGGTAATCAACTTCCTAGTACGCGACCAAAGGGTACACTTGCCGTTCTTCAAAATGGCGATGCATCGAATGCCGTCAAATTTTGGCTGTACGAACGCTGGGTACTTGATCTTATGCCCCTGCTCGGAGAACTTGTGGGCCAGCATGGGGACGATGCCACCTTCGATCAGCTCGTCTAGCTCGCCAGCCTCGGCGGCTTTGACGGAATCCACGTAGCCCTTTTTCTTCTGCTTTTCCCACTTGGACTGGGCCTCAGCGCAAGCCTGATCGAATGGGGTGGTCTCATTCTTCTTACCGACATTCTTACCCTTGTAGATCGTGTCAGCAGTGATCTGAATCTTGTCAGAGTTCAGCTGCCCGTAGCTCGTCTCGATCGTTGCCGCCGTATCGTTCATCGACTGCTGGTAGACTCTGATCTCCCATTCTTGAATGGCGCCCGTGCTTGTCTTTTTGTATAACGTCGGAAAGTTCTTTGGCATTTTTGTTTTCACCCCTATCTGAGTAACATTTATCACAATAATAATCCGAGTAAATGGCACCATCTTTGACGCCGTGGCAGCCCCTGGTACTCTCTTGGCCGCATGCACACTCGGTAGGTTCTTCTGTCACTGCCATTTACTCCATTGGGGACAAAAGAACATGTGTGCGTGAGGAAAACTCGTATAGAGGGCACCGCACTCGCACTTCGTGCCATGACTATCCGACAACAGGTTGTCTATGCTCGTATACGTTGTAGCATACCAGTTTGGATCGTAAGTTGCAACCTCAGAAAACCAGCAAATATGATCCACTTTGTGGGTGTGGTCGTCCCCGTACATCGAGAACTCCCACTTCTTGTTCTTGTAAAGAATCAAGTTGGGGAAGTCAGTAATGTGTTGCCACCAGTTAACCTCTCTGGCTGGCTCGTTCAATCCAAACTGTAGCCTGAGTTTCATACTTTAGTGAGCCGATTAAGCCTCAAGTGTACGCTACGATTCATCATGAATAAAAGGGTCACATTGTCATCTCTACCGTAATTGATAGATCCTTTAAAGCCATGTTTGTCAACGAACTTGGACTCATTTTCTTCCATAATCTGAATGCGGTGCATATCTGGATTTGGAAAATTCATCTCAACGATCATAGCGAAATCGCCATTGGCAAGAAGGAGAATATCTCCATTTTTCATGGTTTTACCTGCTGGTAGATCTCCGCGATCCGCTGAGCAAGGAATTCGCCTGCCGTGAACCCATCAGAGAGTAGAGTGTCGGGACGAGGGTGGACGAAAAGAGGCATAGAAATTCGATCGGACTTACTGTCGTTTGGATTGACAACACGGTGCGTTGTAGACCTATATGTCCCCTTAGAAGCAAGAGCCAGCATATCGCCGATATTGACCACAATACTGTTTTCTTCGTGAGGAACGTCATGCCATTGTCCTTTCGTATCCAAAACCTGGAGTCCTGGGGCGCTTGCTGCGACGAGCAAAGTGATGAAGTTGATGTCCTCGTGGGCGGCGGCGCGCACCGCGCCTGGCTCCGCAGCGAAGTCGAGAGCCGGATAGTACAAGGTGCGCAGGATGGTGTTCGTACTGCCCCGGCAGCATTCGTGCCAGTCCAATTCCCAAAGCATCTGTAGCCCCAGGTCATTGAGAAGCTCGAACATCACCGTATTCATAGTGGTCACTTCTGGCGGCAGCGGAGCACCTGGCCTAAAATGGAAGAACTCCTTGAGGTCTGCAACTTTGGCGCCCACGGCCTTCTCGCTCTTGAAGCCCTTATACCCCAGATTTGGGTCGGCTTGATTGACAAAATCAGTCTTCCTTTCGGGAGGGCTGAGAAAGAACTCCCGCCAAGCCTGCTGGGTGTCGCGAATAAAGCCTTGGTCGATGCCGTGATGGGTCACGACAGCGAAACCAGTCTGATTGACCGAATCTCTGAATTCGGCACCAAAGTCATTTGATCTGAAATTGCACACTTTTACATTCATGGGGCCTCCGCCAATCTTACCCATATACTACTAGACTTCCCAGGGAAGCGCAAGGGGCAAATATGGACCAGAAAACAGAAGACAGTCTCGTATCTATCGCGATCAAATTTTTGACCTCCCTTTTCTCAAAGAGCGGCCCAAGCGTTGAGGTCGAGATTCCACTCGAATCCCAGCCCAAAGAGGAGCCCAAGGAAGAGAAGCCAGCCGCTCCTGCGATGCCAAAATTCGTGCTGACTCACACGCGTTTCTGCGCGGACGGCATCTTTGGAAAGCTAGAAAAAGAGGATGGTACGTTCGTTTGCTATACCCTAGAACATTCTTACGACAACAAGCCAAAGCTGGCAGATGGCACCTATGTGTGTAAGCGCGGCCCCCATAGGCTTCACGGCATGACGCAGGACTTCATCACCTTCGAGGTCATGGGTGTGCCAGATTTCAATGGTGTGGCCGTTACGGGCGTTCTATTTCATTGGGGTAACTACAACAAGGACAGCGAAGGGTGTGTCCTTATGGGCGCAAGCGAGACGCCAACTATGATCGGTACCAGCGTGCAAACTTGGTCCGCCTTCATGACTTCTATGAAGGGCGTCGATGCGTTTGGGCTTACCGTGAGATCGCGGGCTTAAATTTGGTGGACGAGTAGGGATTTGAACCCTAGACCTTTCCCTTGCAAAGGGACTGCTCTACCGCTGAGCTACAAGCCCACACTACTATATCACAGAGAAAAGTTTGTACGGATAATTTGTTGGCATTGGGTGCCCCAGCCGCAATGGCCTTATGTGGACTTGCTTTTGTTAAAGCGGTATTCGCCACCCGCATCCTGACCGTTTTAGTCGGCCATTGTACTAGCTCAGTTTGGGAGAAGCCCCTCGACAGTCTTAGCTGTCGTCCAAAGCCCTTATGGGGCGTTCCGTGTATTAATAAACCAATAACCTTCGACCCGTACAAGACAAAGATTGTGAGCGTGATAAAGTGTTATCCAAGAGTGTTTTTGTAATTGTAAATAACTCAAGGGAAAGCGACCCGCTCAAAAAATATGGATAAGTGATTGAAAACGACTTCAGCTGGAGGGGCAAGATTCGAACTTGCGACCTGGAGCTACCTGCTCTACCACTGAGCTACCCTTCAATAATCGTTATTCTTCGACCCATAAGAAATGTGGTGGATAAAGAGTGACAATTGGGTTTTCGCGTTTTACCACTAAACTACCGCACCTTGCGATGCAGATGGGATTCGAACCCATGACTCGTTCTTAACATGAAATAACCAACTATCTACGACCCACCTTCAAAAACAACGGATAATAATTTGAAATCGGAGTGCCTTTCGGCTGACGGTTGTTCTACCACTGAACTACTGCCGCTTGCGCGACAGGCTGGATTCGAACCAGCGACCCACTGTGTGAATTAACCAATTTCATTCGACCCGTCTAAAACAGAACAAAAGCGTTGGATAAAGATCGGTCTTGGAGTGCGTCTACCATTCCGCCATCCGTATCACTTGCGATCAACGGAGTGGGACTCGAACCCACACTTTTTTAGCAAAAAATAACCAAGTTACCATCGACCCAACTTGAACTTACTCCAGATAGCTCTGGATCACATCTACCACACTAGCATCAAATCCAACGACACGCAACACATTTTTGTCATCAACCGGCAAAGTCGTAGAAGGATTTGCGACCATCGCGACTTCGATAACTTTCACGTTCTGGTTGATCTTCTTACGGTACTCGTTAAGAAGCTCAAGGCCATGTCGATTGCCAGCCCACGTTTCGCTGTCCGTGAGAATGATGATCGCATCGTACTTCACCTTGGTCTTCAGGGCATGAACGAATGCTTGAGCACAGTCCGTTCCGCCACCGTGAGGAGACTTCTTCAGAACGTCGTCGATGCTGGTGCGACGGCCAATCGTAGGAGCGCTCAAGCCAGTGTCGAACCACACCATTTCGGCTTCATCTTCTGCCTTCAGGATCGTGACCCCGAGGACGTTAGAGATCTGCGAGGCCGTCATTTGCATACCGTTGACGGGATGCTGCATGCTGCCAGAGATGTCCACGGCCACGAGGATGTTTTTGCCGGTGGGCAGAAGAGCCTTGAGGGCTAGATCATACGTCTCGCTGAGAGCGTCAACGATCTTCTGGTTCACATTCCAGGTCTTATCGCCCAGGGTTCCGCGTCCAGAAGAGTAGGTCAGCATGGAGTTGACCACATTGAGGGGATGAATGCCGCTCTTCGCGACAAATTCTTCATCCTTCAGCTTCCGCGTAATCGTCTTCACGGTCTCCGTATTGGCATCCGTGAGGCCATTGTACGAGAAGCGGTTCAGATTGCGCAGGAGGGCGTTCAGAGGCATGTTGTCAAGCAGAGCCTTGAGGACTTCGGGCTTGTTGAGATTCGAGTTGGGGATCATTTCCCAGGTCAGGCGATATTCGCGAATGAGATTGATCAACTCTTTCTCATTGGTCGTCTTTTGAGCGGTCTCAAAGGCGTTGACGAGCTTATTGCCCTTTTCCAGGTCGAATTCGGCTAGATCCTTCGCCGTCACGTAGGCGAAGAGATCGTTCATTTCAGGGCTGTTAGCTTTGGCATGCGAGAGGCGGAGAGCGTCACGATGCGTGAAACCAGCACGATTGCGATACTTCACAACCTGATAGGCGACCTGACTTGCATCTTTGGACGTGTAGAAATTGGCAACGCCCTTGCGGAGACCACGAGACCAGCCGCGAAGGTTCTGGATGTTGGCCAGGAAGGTGAAAAGGTGCGTGGAAGTTTTGCAAACCTTGGAAATGGCCGCATAGGTGGCCGTTTTCGTTTCCGTGTCGCCGTAAGTGGCGAGGAGAGCCAGTGCGAAGATGCCAGCATCGGCCTTGGGGGCACGATTCTTTTCTGCGAAATCGACAACAGTGGCAAGGACGCCAGCGCCGTTCGATTTGATCATGGAGATGATGTTAGTCGCATTTTCTTGAGTCAGCTTCTGCTCGCCGACGTAGTAAGTACCGCCTTCGGTACCGATCAGGAGGAAACGCTCAAGACGGTCTTGAGGAGTGACTTCGAAGCCATATCCGCCAGCGTTGTTTTTCACCATATCGGTACGACCGAAAATGGGTTGCGTTTGAGGAGTAGGACCAGTGACGGACTTCGAGTAGTTCTTCATATTGTCTCCTAAAAGTGTATCAAGATAATAAATGAGCAGCGGAGTGTTTATTCCAAAAATAACCGCCGCTCGACGACCCTGACAATTACCAATCTATCACAACCCAAATGGGTTGCAACAACTATTTTTCTTTTTTACCAAGAAACTCTGCCAGCCACGTAAACGTTCGATTGATAACGCAATTCGTTCTTGGGCGTCCTGTGATTGGAGCGCGTCAGACGAATGAAAGTGCGGAATCCGTTTTTAGTGGCAGGCGATCCGCGATGGAAGGCCAGGGGACCGAATGAGTAAATCTTGTTAGATTCCACAAACTTAGTCTTTGGCCTTCTAAACTCAAGATTTGCATCGTAGTATGCATACAGCGGGGCACCTGTCAGCGCAGCATAATCTGGATCTGGAAGGCTTATGTCCTTTTCCAAGAATTCCGTCATGCTACAGTCCCCCAGAACCACGATGTAGTGCTTCTGGGGAGCCATTTTCTCCACATTGAGCAGATCCGGTTGGCCGTCTCCTGGACGATAAAAGTCGTCGCAATGCCATCCAGGGATGCAAGGGTACATGTCTTTCATGAGCATGTGAGTCCTCGTATCGATAGACGTGTACTTAAACCCGTCCCCAGCGCATAGAGCCATTATTTGATCGATCATATTTCGAAAAAACGGACTACCTTCCATCTTTGCGAAGTTTTCGTCGGCCCTATACAGCTGGGGCAAACTTTTCTGTTCTGGAACGAAGTGCAGGTCTTCCAAAAGAGTCAAGTCGGATTTGAAGTCCATATTTATTCTGCTTTCTTGAGATTTTCCCTGATTTCACTGAGGGTTTGAATGTTCATTGCCTTACCGTTATGAAAAATGGGGCGAAGAAGGTCTGCGTTGAGTTCGGTGCCCAAAGGAAAGCCGTCCTTGAAGACGATCTTTCCACCGCTGTCCTTATAAACGATCACCTTGCCACGCTGAGACTTCTTGATCCCATCGTCCGTCTTTGGATCTTTGAAGATCTGCTTCTCAACACCTTTGATGACGCAAGCAGTTGATTTGATTGCAAAACCAAACGTATCGCGGGTATTGTATTGGTAAGTGAAAGACCCGATCCCAAAGACCACGTTGATCGAAGCAAAGCCTTTGGCTTCCAAACGATCCATGATTTCCTGAGCGCGGCGGAGCGTGATCGCATCGCCGTAGATCAGACCGATGTGGGAATCGAGCAGCTTGAAGCCCTTTTCGCTGACCGTTCCGCCGAAGATGTCCCAAAGTGCTTCGACGGCGCCCTTGCGTTCAAGTTCAGTCTTTCCTTGTGGGTCACCGCAAACAATGAGCACGGGGTCGCCAGAGTCGGGGCGAATGACTACCTTGTCAAGACCCATCGGGTGTCCTTTTCGGGCAAGAATTTCTGCCTTCAATGCTGGGACGACGCGTCCGATAACATCCCAAAAGTCGTAGCCATCGGAAACGATGGAAACGGGGCCTGAAGGATGAACTTCGTTGATCATTCTCCTGAAGTACACCATGTCGTCGCCATAGGTGCATTGAATGCTGTGCTCAGTGGCAGGGATAGATGTGCCAACCAGCTCTTTCTCGATGTTCGCGCCATAGTACTCTTCCATTCCGAGAATGGCGGGTGCGGTGTCCGTACCCACAGAGCCGGTAAGGTGTCCCATGCCGCTCTTGATGGCAGCGAAAAGACCGTACATACCGCGCATCGAGAAGTCATGCCCCTGGAAGGGAACGAATTCCGCATTTCCAACGGTTCTCATGGCCGCAGCCCTGAACATCTTTTCGTATTCGCGAATGATGGTGGCAGACGTATAGCCGCCCCAAAGTTCGCAGGAGGTCAACGTTTCGATGTAGTTGGTCAGCCAGAAGAACCTCTTGTCGGTATTTTGCACCGTCAAACAAGGGGTTCTGAGAGGAACGACGGTTCCTTCTGGAAGAGCCTTTACGAGAAGCGGCAAGTGTCCGAGATCGTGAAGATCTTCGATATGCTTGGATTGCGGATTTTCAACGCCGAGCGTGAACTTGACGAATCTCTTGTATTCCTTAACGATCGTCTCTTTACTACGCCCGAAAAAGTGTTCGTTGAAAAAATCAATGAGGTATTCTTGGACGAACGCTTGGTTGCCAAACACGACGACCTTATCGACGCCATTCATGCGGCTCGCACGAGGAGTCCAGGTGGAATAGACCACTTCCGTACCCTCTGGAT